TAGGCCCTTGGTGAACTTTTCCATTGACTGTGACTGAAGCATCAGCCTGAATTTCTTCTACAGATGACGGCTCAATGCGAACCGACATTTGCCACGGGAAACCATCGTCAGAGTCTTGAGCGACTTCAGTGCCGAACTCGTTGCTCATTAAGTCGCCTGAAACAACCAAGCCTTGTTGGTGGTTAATGCTGTGTTCATTGATGACACCTGCACGCTGACGTGGTGAGTGGTCGAGTAATGCAGGAATACGCTCTTTAATTTGCATAGAATCCAAATCAAAAATAATGCGGTCCCAATACCAATGGTCTGTAATCACTTCACCGCTATATGCCACGCCTGAGAATGTGCGTTTTTTCTTGCCATCTTCAGCTTGGTTGACGTTCAGATCACCAAGCCGAAAGCAGTATTTATCCTGTGTTTCCTCTACTGGCATTTTTCATGCTCCATAAAAAACCCGCCCCAAATGGAGCGGTCATATTCATTGATAAATCAGTTCAGCAAAGGCTTGAGCGTATAGATCAGCTTGCCTTGACTTGTTTCAATCGAAACTACTTCAAACGACAAGCCAAACGGAATCAAAACCCCTTGCCCTGTATTTAGCTTTTCCAGATCAATACCCAAACCTTTGGCATTCTGAATCTGAATCACGACGTCACCTGCAGAATCAGCCATGAGTAATGGCGCATTAAATTGAACCGTTTGCCCAAGTTGATACCCTGCCACTTGCTGAATAGTCGCGGAACCTACCACGGTTGAAGTCGTATTGCTTGCCACAGCTTGAATCGCTGCCATGTCAGCACTTAGCCACCGCTTTAACACATCGTCAGCCAGTGAAGCCATAGACGCATTTAGATACGTGGTCAATGCAGTGTCGTTGCCTTGAACATAATCAATAAACGTCCGAATTGCTGTTGGTCTGATCTTTGGATCAAGCGGGATGACTGTGTCTGCAATCGTGTTGAATAAATCCCGACTCTTGTCATCCATAGGTGCAAACAAACTTGTCAGCTTTTTGGATGCAGTCCATTCCGCTTGAATGACTTGCTTTTGCTCTAGCAAGAACTCTTTATCCAGTGATGAATCAGCAATCTTTTTATCGACCAGTGATTCAAGCTCACCAAATTGCAAAGGATGTGATGACCAGTCCAAAGCTTCAGCAACATCAGGCAGTTTGTCATCTGGTGTGATGCCATATTTCAATGCCTGCTTTTCAGTTAAGGCGATTACGGTGCAGCGGCAGCGAAAACCAAGTGGCGGGTAATGTGTTAGCCAGAACGGATGATCAATCGGCAATACAATCCGATTCAGGGCCAAGTGGCTCGGACGCACTCGACTATCATTAATCGCTGAATACATCAAATACGGACGTTTAGCCTTGTTACGGTTTTGTTGAATCCAACGACCATGTCCATACGCATTTTGAATATTGGTACGAAATACGTTGTCCAGATAATGCTTAGGCAACTCGATACCTTCTTTTTCAACCAACTTTTGAAAGTCCCGAAAGGTTGAACCCTCAGCAATGGATTTATTCACCGTCTTAATGACCGTTTCAATCTGCTCAAGACTCGACAAAAAGCTCACCGTAGTTGCCATTTGCCGTGTTTTTAAATCCAGTGAGTAAAACTCATCAGGTAGCACGATATTTTTACTGTGAGCGTACTGAAGCGCCTCAAGAAACGTGACTGGTTGCATTATCAACCTCTCCACTATAAACGCGCTTTGCGTTCAACCACATCTTGAAATATTCATCACGAATATCAAAGTAATGACCTAATTTCTTACGCTGATATATTGAGAATTCATCAAAAATCAGTCCACAATATTTGGTGCAAAATTCTTCAAACTCATCATATAAGGCATGAATATCTTCCATCACTGTCCATCCTTCGCCATTGCATAACCAAGCACATCAGCTGCATACAAAGCCTGATCCAACTTGGCTGTAAACTTGGTTTTAGTGGCTTTTGGAATAAGCTGCGCAAGATTGAAAGCCAAAGACTCAGGACTATCCGATTCACTTAACAATTGCTGAATTTCAGACATGCTCAACAGTGATAAATCATCTTGGCCATCGGTAAGCTCTTCAACTTCCTGCTGAGCACCTGACAACTTGTTCGGCTTAGCTTTGAAATTAAACACCTGTTTGGGTACATGTGTGAATTGATTAGGTACCACTGGAGTCGGCTCAACCAGATCACCATCTTGCAATCCATATTCACGGATGAAATAGGCGTTTGAGAAATTGGCTCCTGCGCCTTTCAGCTTCACATCACGTTCTGCCTTTTCAGGTTCAAGTGACTTTTCCTCGCCAAGAATAATCTGTCTGCGCTTCCAACCGTTCAGATCGCACAATGCATTAATAATTGCCTGCACTGTTGGGGTAATCATCCGAATGTCTGCACGGTATTTCGCATTTTGGACTTCCAAATGCACATCACCCAAAGCACGCGAGCCTGATCCATCAGTACCACTGGTGAGCGTCTGACCTAAAACCACCTTTTGAATACGGCGTTCCAAATTCTTGTCGAATGTTTCATACGCTTGCGAGCCATTACCTACGGCCGATGCACTATGCAGTTCTACAGAGTCCATACTCGAAATTGCCAGAACAGAAGTTGCATGTGCTTTTAGTAATGCATCCCGCATATCTTGGTTGTGGCCAGTAGATGACTTGCCCACCAACAATGGCATACCGTACTTTTCCACAAACTTTGACCAGAACTTGAAGCCATTCGTTTTAAAGAACCAAACCCAGTACAAACGACTAAGCAGTGCCTCTCCATAAGGATTTTCAAACGTAGATTTACAGCGTGTTAAGAAATGCTTAAAACGCTGGTCTACTTCCTGATCCTGATGTGTGTGGTTGTAGTTTTTTAAAAGAAGTAAAGTTCCATTACTCTTTGGCTCATACCATTGCAGAGGCTTTTCACCAATCCATTCAAAACCTATGAAAGGCGTGACAGTATCACCTTGAATATGAAGTTTAGGGTTTTCAGGTCTGGAGTAAATTCCCTCAAGCACAGAATATCCGTACCATCGTGCGTTTTGTGCGCCTAAAATGATTTCAGACCACCATTCACGAAGATGTGCATACAGGATTTCAGTTTCTATACCTTCTGCTGGCTCTAGCCGCCATGGAGCACTTTCCAATTTATCCTGTCGCTTCTCAATCGACTGATATACCTCATCGTCATACATCATGACTTTTAAGCGGTGTCGGGTAATACCTGCTTTACGCAGTACCTCATCCACATCAGGCATTTTGGTCAAATAATTGAGTAGTGCCTGTTCAGCTTCATGCACACTTAAGTTACCCGACACAGGCTTTTGACTTTCGGGTTTGCGTTTTTTCTTAGCCATATTTAAAACCTTATGCCGCAGGTGGGCTGTAATTCAACATCACGACTGAATCTTCAATCGCATCAATTAAGGTATCGACTTGGTCGTCGTGGTCATGGGTCATTTGAGCATTAAATGCCTCACACTCATCTAGAAAGGATTGCTTCCAAGTTGCATTTCGAGGCAGCATGACAAACCTGTTTTGATTTTCAGGGTAAACATCAAAGTTGTTCTCTAGGTGTGGTGCTACATCCATAAAGCGGGTCAATTTGTCCTTTTCACGTTGAACAGGAATAATTGGAATACCGCCATATTTTTGCCATGACTGCACCAGTTGGGTTCCATGCGCCTTATCCTCAACTTTCATATATCGAACAGGCTTGGTTCTAAGGTCATATACCTTGTGTTTATCGATAAATGCTTTCGCTTTTTTATTCATCTCTGGCGCTTCCCATTTGCCGCGCAAAAGATCAATCAAATAAAGTTTGCCATCTACCCCCATACCAACCAAAAGAAAGACAGTGAAGTCATTTTCTTCTTTGACCTTTTGAGCGGTATCCACATATACAGCACGCCAAACCAGTTCAGGTAATTCGTGATATTCACCAAACCACTCGCCCTTGATTAGATCACCACCTAATTTCTTAGGTTGCTGAATGTATTGGCTGCTGAACGTGTAACGTGAAACTGTTGCGCCATCTTTGTCTTGGCCG